CTTTCAGCGGTTGATAGTCCAGAAGCACTTCGGAAAGCGTCCCGAAACGCTCGTCCTACTGCCTGCTGGCAATGGGAAGTCCACGCTTTTGGCCGCCCTGGGCCTCTTCCACATGCTGACCACCAAGGTTGCCGAGTGCATCGTGGCCGCCGCCTCAGCGGATCAGGCCGCCATCATCTTCGACCAGATGGCCGGCTTCGTGGAGCGGTCCGAGCTTCCCCTGGATGTGAAGCGGGGAATCCGAGCCATCTACCACGAAGGCGATGGGCCGAATCGGAAGCCTCTCGGGCGAATCCGGGTCATCGCGGCGGACGAACAGCGGGCTTCGGGGGTCATTCCCTCCCTGGTTCTAGTGGATGAGCTCCAGGCCCATCCGAACGGCCACCTCTACAACGTCCTCCAGCAGCGCCTCAACAAGCGCCACGCCAAGATGCTGACAATTTCCAATGCCGGCTGGGAGCAGCAGTCCTTCCTCCACGACATCCGCAAGCGGGCTCACGATCACGAGTCCTTCACCCGTACCGGGATGCTGAATCAGGCCCAGGTGGGTTCCATGGAGTTCCTCGAGTGGTGCCTGGACGGTGAGAGCCCCCACGACCTGCGGGCGGTGAGGCGGGCTAACCCCCTTCGGGCGGTGAAGGCCGAAGACCTGAAACACCGCTATGAGTCTCCGGGGCTGCTCTGGCCTGAGTGGCTTCGCGCCACCTGCGGCATCTGGACTATCGCCAAGACCCAGTGGATCTCCGAGGAGATCTGGGATGCCCGGAAGGCCGATATCGGCAATCTCCAGGACGGGGACGAGGTCTACGTAGCCATCCGGGCTGGTGCCGGGATTGGGATTGGCATCGTTAGCCCTCGAGGCGACGAGCGGGTTGCGGTGGATATTGAAGTTATCCCTCCGCCCCCGAACGGCCGGGTGGCCCTCAAGGATGCGGAGTTCGCCCTCCGGCGGATCTGCGAGCGATACAAGGTCCGAGAGATCGCCTACGACTACGACCAATTCGGGCGTTCCGCCGAGCTGCTCGAGGAAGCCGGCTTGCCGATGGTCAAGACCCCGCAGAGCCCCAAGATGCTGGCAATCGCTACCACAAGCCTCTGGCGGCTGATCTCCGGTGGCCTGCTCCAACATGACGGCAACAGCCAGCTGCGCTCTCAGGTGCTGGCCGGCGAGGCGAAGGACACCACCTCGGGCTGGAGGCTGTCGCCTACAGCCGAGACGGCTGGCCTGGTGGCCATGGCCATAGCTGCTCATCAGGCGAGTCAGAACCAGGGTGATTTCTGGGTGTTTCTTGGAAAGGCTGATGAGGAATCGTGAGACTGAAATTCAACTTCCGTGATGGGCTGCACCTAGCACCGGTAGAGAAGCGGTTCTTCGATTGGCAGAACTATGTACCAACCCGTCCAACCGGCTACTCCACATCTGGTATCTACGTTGACAGGGTCAGCGCCTTGGGCCTTGCTACAGCGAGTGACTGCGTACGACTTGTAAGTGAAGTCATCGGGATGATGCCGCTGAAGGTATACGAGGGCGAGCGTCCCAACGTGGAGGAGGCGCGGGACTCTTGGCAGTGGTTCCGCCTGAAAGAGCAGCCGAACGACGAACAGTCGGCCTACGACGTTTGGCAGGACATTGCCATGTCAATCGAAACCACCGGGAACGCCTACTTCTGGAAGTCCATTGGTCGTCGGCCGGTACGGGATGAAGGCGATATCCAGCTCTTCCCGATGGACCCCAATGATGTCCAGCTGAGGCGGGATGAGAACAATCGGAAGTATTACGACGTCCGGTTCCAGGGTGAGCGACGGCGGGTTCCGGCTTCCCAGATCCTCCATATCCGGGGTTGGACAGTCTCTCCAGGGGCTGATGTAGGCGTCTCGCCCATCGAACTGCACCGCGAGACGCTAGGCGCGGCCCTAGCTGCTAGGCAATTCCAGATGAACACCTACACCAGTGGCGGGGGAAACATCCCCGGCGTGATTCAGGTTCCGGGAATTCCTAGCCAGGACGCACTTGATCGCTATCAGCTCGAACTTGAGCAGCGCCATGCAGGCAATAGCCGTCCATTGGTACTAGTCGGTGGGGCGACATGGCAAACCACCGGTATTTCGCTGAAAGATGCTGAATACATCCTGCAGCAGGAATTCTCTTCTGAGGAAGTCTGTCGAATGTTCCGGGTGAATCCCCGCATGGTGGGCTTGGAACTGGATAGCCAAAAAGCCTGGGAACAGGACATGGACGAGTTCCTTCAGGCGGATATGGCTCCCAGATTGCGCCGAATTGAGATGGCGTTGAAGCGCGATTCCGATCTCTTCCCCTCCACCAGCGAGCTCTTCCCTGAGTTTTTGACTAGTGCCGTACTGAAACCGTCCATCACAACGCGATATGCGGCTTATAAGAGTGCCCGTCAGGGTGGCTGGCTGATGGCCAACGAGATTCGGGAATTGGAGAACTACGCACCCGCTGAAGGTGGCGACGAGCTCCAAGCAACACCAGTGGGCGGAGCACCCAATGAGCCGGGCGTGACGGAGGCGACACCGTAATGCCGTGGCACATTGCGAAAAAGGGCAATCAATACTGCGTAATCAAGGATTCCACTGGGGAATCCGAGGGCTGTCACGATTCCCAAGCCAAGGCCAAAAAGCATATGGCGGCCCTGTATGCAAACGAGCCTGGAGCTAGGGATATGGATGAAGAGCACCCGTTGAAAGAGCCGGAGGCCAATTCGTTCGGCCTAATTCACCGCGAAGATGGCCGGTTAGAGGTTCGCATTGCCCCGCAAGTGTGGGAAATCCGCCATACGGGCCGGCAAACCGAGGCATTCACAATTCGGGGCTATGCGGCCGTCACTGGCCAGCTCTCGCTTGACCTCGGTGGATTCCGCGAAATCATCGAGCAGGGTGCATTCGACGAGATTCTCGCCACTGATCCCGATGTGCATTTCGTCTGGGACCATGACCTGCGATATGTCGGTGCCCGGACGAAAAACGGCACATTGAGGCTCTGGAGCGATAACACCGGCCTCGGAATGGAGGCCCAGGTGGGCAACTATTCATGGGCCAAGGATCTTCGTATCGCGCTCGAGCGCGGTGATATCGACCAAGGAAGCTTCGCCTTCACCGTTGCAGATGGTGGAGACGATTGGGAGGTGCAGGAGGATGAGACGGTCCTTCGCACCATCCGAAACGTGGGTGGCCTCTACGACGTGACAGTGACGGCGCAGGGAGCCTATCCGCAGACAAGCATGGCCGCCGTTAGGAGCCTCCTTAAGGCCAAGGGGATGCCCGATATGGTCGATGGCGCGCCAGCTACACCGATCCCCGTCGTCGGAGAGGCGGAGGCTGCGTCGCAAATGGGCGCGGAGCAGGAAGTACAGGCCGACGATCCAGACCCCCGCATAGAGGCCCTTAGAAAGCGGGCTGACATGCGACGGAAGAAGATCGCCGACCTGAAAGCAAGACTGGAGAAACTCAAGTGAGCAGAAAAACGCTTGAGGAGCTTCAAAGCGATCTTGCGGACGCCGAACTCGCCCTTGAACAGGTTGATACCGCTATTGCGGCCCTCAGCCCCAAGGCCGACAAGCGCGACCGTGAAGAACTTGAAGCCCAATTCACAGAGAAGGAAAACGAGCTGCGCAACATTGCGGACGACATTGACCGCAAGGAGCGTATGGCCAAGGCTGTTGCTGACCGTCCCAAGCCCACTTCGGGTGTCGAGGTTGTCAGTGAGCCGAGGACATACGAGCGCGCCCGTCGCGAGGCTGATGGAACATGGCGCTCGTTCTTCCGCGATGCCCTGAACGCTGAGAAGGGTGATTACGGGGCTCAGACTCGTATTGCCCGGCACCAGCGTGAGATGGCTGCGGCGGAACAACGTGCCTTCAGCACTGCCTCTGGTTCTGGTATCGGCCTTGTGCCGCCCCAGTACCTTCAGGAAGAACTGGCCGAGTTCGCACGGGCCAGCCGCCCCTTCGCGGATGCACTTGGTGGACGTCCTCTTCCCGACACGGGAATGACGTTCAACGTTCCGCGAGTGACAACTGGTACCACAACTGCCGTGGTGGCAGAAGCCGGAACGGTTCAGGACAACACTCCTGTGACCGACACCATCGCCATGACTGTTAATACGGTCGCCGGCAAGGTGGACGCGTCACAGCAGGTTGTTGACCGCTCTGATCCTGCGACCGACACGGTTATCGGCCAGGATCTAGCGGCGGATTACGCCAAGCAGCTCGACAACCAGCTCCTGAACCAGGCAACGAACGGCATCGTCGTTCTGTCGGGTACCAACGCGATTACTTATACTTCTGGCTCGCCTACCGTCGCGCTTCTTTACGCGAAGATTGCGGATGGCGTGCAGCAGATTTGGAGTAATCGTTTCGCGGCTCCCGATTTGATCGTCATGCACCCGAGGCGCTGGGGTTCGTTCCTAGCCGCGCTGGATACTCAGAACCGACCCCTGATTGTTCCTGACGCTACCCAGGGTGTGCAGATTTTCAATGCCATGGGTACTGGCACAAACAGGGTTCCGCAGGGCATCGTGGGCGTCGTTCAGGGCCTCCCGGTTTTAGTGGACGGGCAGATTCCCACGAACCAGGGCACCAACACCAACCAGGACGTTGTGCTTATCACCAAGAGGAGCGATCAGCTGCTCTTCGAAACTGGTGCGCCAACGATCCGGGTGATGTCGGAAGTCCTGTCTGGAACACTACAGGTTCGTATCCTTGCTTACGGATACTTCGCGTTCACGTTCAACCGTTACGCGAAGGCGACATCCGTTATCACGGGTACCGGCCTCACACCTCCGGCCTTCTAAGACGGGGGATAGCACTACGTGGTTGGGTGGGGGTCTTCGGACCCCCGCCCTTCCGTGCGAAGGGAGAGTAAGTGGCAATTGAAGGACGGCTTATACAGGTATTGAGTACACCAACACTGCTTGGCAACGAGAGAACAACCGTCAGAATCTATACGCCGAGCATCGGGAATGCAGACATCTTTCTTGGCGGCCCCAACGTTGATGCAAATCTAAATGGATATCTTTGGCGTGTGGGTGACAATTTCCCAGGGGGCCAGCTGGAAATAACTCTTGGCCGGGGAGAATTTCTTTATGCAGTTGCGCCGCAAGGCTTAAATGTCTGGGTGCTAAGTAAAGACGCATGAAAGTCTGGGGATTGCTCTGCTGGTATGAGGAGCCTGTGTCATGGCTCGTCTCCACGGTTGTATCCCTGAAGGGCTTCTGCGATGGCATCATCGCGGTGGATGGCCCTTATGCCTCCTTCCCCGGAGCACTTCGCGCCAAGCGTTCTGACCCAGCGCAGGCGGAAGCTATAGCCCGAGCTGGCTGGGCAGCCGACATGATTGTCAACATCCACACGCCATCTGAGCCTTGGTGGAGTGGCGATACACCGGACGAAGAAGTGGCAAAGCGGGACTTTATGTTCCGCTTGGGTGATGCACTGGGCGAACCCAATGATTGGTACCTCGTCATTGATGCCGATGAATCAGTCCACCACGCGCCATTCGATGCCCGCCGCCGCCTTGAACAGGCCGAGGAAGAGATCGCAGAGGTGGAGATATGGCGGCGACCAGATGAGCGCTTCTTGAGCCCTAGGCTGTATCGAGGCCCCGGTGTCCGCATCGTGGGCCATCATTATCAATGGGTAAAGGACGGCAAGAAGCTGGGATGGCCCCGGAGAGGTGAGGGAGCCGAGCCCGCGTTGCTGATGTCCGACTTCGTCATTGAACATCGCGTGCAGCACCGCTCCGATTATCGGAAACATCAGAAGGACACGTACTACAAGCTTCGGGACAAGATGTTGGAAGCTGTCGGCATGATGCCGCTGGTGTCGGATGGGCAACCACGACAGCCGGATTTCGGCGGAATGACAGTAACCCACGGTGGAGCGCCCCTTACCGTCGTGACGGAGAACGGAGAGTAACCCCATGCCAGCTAAGGAAGACATCATTGCAGCCCTGATCCGCGAACGGGCGGGTTATGAGTCGCAAGGGA